CGATAATGTTTTACTCCTTGCGTCTGCTTGTTCCTGTGCAATGTTATTTTCATCTACCTGGGCGGTTAATTCTTTTATTCTTGATGTTGTGCTTAATAGAGTAGTTGCAGCGACAGCATTTTCAGTACCAAAAACTTTAACCAATGCAGCGTTATCATTCAATAAAGGCTTTAACGATTCAAGGCGTTCAGCGAATGGTTTAGATTTATCACGTAAATCATCAAAATTAACACCTATTTGTTTTAGTCTTATTTGAGCGTCTTTTGGTAGTGCGTCCGGTGCGGATAATTTCAACATTACGTTTCTCAATGCCGTACCCGCATCAGCGCCTTTTAATCCTTTCTCTGCTAAATCTTCAATTAAAGCGGTTGACTCCTGTATGTTTACATTTGATGTTTTTGCAACTGCTCCAAACCTTAATAAAGCATCTGTTATTTGTGGTATCTCAGCAGATCCAAATTTAGCGCCTGCTGCTAATACATCGACGAATTTAGCTGCCTGATCTGCATCTGCCCCAAATTGATTCATAGCATCAGTCAAGGCTGTCGCTGCTGCTGGCAACTCCATTCCGGATGCTTTAGCTAATAATATAGCTGATTCAGTAACGCTGTTTAAAGCTGCTGCATTTTCAAGTAATTCAGGTTTAGCAGAGGCAATTAATTTATAAGCCTCAACAACCGCGCTAGCACCTCCTTTTACCTCCACGCCTAAAGCAATCGCATTTTTCTTAAAGAAATCCAAGTCCTTACCGGTTGCTCCTGTAATTGCGGATAAGTCAGCTATTGCATTATCAAATTCAACAACAACTTTAGTTGCATTACTAAAGAAGGCGCCAGCACCAAATGCCAATCCAAGTTGACCTAATGCGTTTTTGAATCCATTAATATCCTTAGGATAATTACCAACATTACGTCCAAACTGCCCAGCCGATGCATCAATCTTTTTTAATGCAATGTCTGTTTGTCGTATGGTTGGTAAAAGCTTTCTAAACTCTTTTTCTTCTTCCTTTGTTAACTTAACCCCGTTCATTTTTTGAACCGCCAAATCTTTATAACGGTTCCGCATTTCTGTTAATGCGCGGCTTTCTTGTTGATATGCTGTTAATGTTTTCTTTGATTCTTGGTTAATTAGCTTCTGAGTTCTTAATTCTTGCTGTTTTAATCTTTCTTTCTGCTGTAATAGTTTTACATTCTGCTCTTCCAGCTTAGCAGTTGTAATCATTACCTTTTGTGCTTCAATTTGTTTAGCGTTGAATTCCTTCACGCCTTTAACGGTTCCAAGATCAATAGATGAAATTTCCTTTCTAAGCTTAGAAATATCAGCTTTGAACATCTTAATCAACTCATCACTGGCATGAATAGCAGTGTCAAGCGATCCGAATTTCGCTTTTAACTCGTCTAATGCACTAGGAAATTCCCCAGTAGCATCCTGTTTGCTAATTCTTTTTGCCATACTCTTGAATCATTGTGAAGTATCTCAATACCGTAATTGTTCTTTTATCCTGGTTGAACCCCATGAATTTAGATAGGTAAATCAAAGAAGAATCATAAGTCATTTGCTTATCTTTATCCGCTCTGAAAACGTTTTGTATTTCATCTGAAACTTGCCGAATTTTATTGTTTAAAAACCTATTTCCGGTTTCAATTAGTTCTAATTCAAGCATTGTTTTTCGCTTTTGTAACTCTAAATACTTTCGATGGTGACGGCTAACGCCGAATATTTCCATGTACTCATAGTTAAGAATTTCCCACGCCTTACCGTCTAATGCTTCACTTGTTTCATCATTATTAACACGGCAAAATGTTAGGTCCCCGTTTTGGCACTTTTCCCAATTATAAAGGGGCATATTTTCAATGCTATCGTAGTAACTTCTCATAAATGTATTCAACGTATTTATCCGCGATTACTTCGCGTAGTATTTTCATGTTTTCATCTGTTAATCCTAACACATCTTCACCCCAAACTTGGAATAAAGGTTGGTCGTAGTGACTTACATCATCCGCATCAATAATTATAGCATCACGGTTAACTGTAACGACCCAGCTATCATAAAACCTTCCTTTGTCTTTTAGGGTAATATGATCGTATCGCTGTCCTTTTAACTGTTTTTCAATGATGGTATACGGTGAGTATTCACCTAATGATCTGCCTAGACTATCAATGCCTTCTTCTTCTAATTGATCTTCCGTGTTCATTTGGATAATCATATCCTTCACCTCTTGATCAACAGCATTAAACCATATTGCATCAGAATCTAAGCCTTTAAAAAGCTTTCGTAATCTTACAATTGGTTCAACATCTGCAAACATAATCGGTGTAAATTAAAAAAGGGAACTGCTTTTAACAATTCCCTTTTCCAGTAATACAATATGAATGTTGCCTTCTCTCTGCAACATTTCAAATGTACAAAAAAAAGGGAGTAATTAAACTCCCTTCTCTTTATTTTTTTTTGTTTGCCCGTTTCCAAGCATTCCTCACTCTGTTTTCGTCAACGAATTGATTTGTAAGATTTGGAATAGCATCTTCAAGTGTTACGTTTCTCAAATACTCTAAACTAAATCGGCTTTTACCTAATTGGATAAACCCGTCTTTCTCGTTGATTATATCATTTGTTGTTACTGCCATTATGCAGGATCAGCGTATTCTTCCGGCGCAACGTCGTAACCCGGTGCGGTTGCTGTGACCTCGAATGTATGCGCTCCTACAATTGCAGTGTAAGTACCTGCGTACACACCGGGAGCGCCCTCTGTTAATCCTGTTAGTGTAACAGTTGATCCATCAGTAAGGTTCACCAAGTCGAAAGCAGCTATCAATAATCCTTCAATTGGTTTTTGGCTCAAAGCGTTCATTCCGTTTTCAGTCACGGTAAATGTAGCTCCCGTACTTGTGATTGAACTAACAGAAATTGAAGCTGGGATAAGTCCAACTAATTCAGTTGCAGGGTAACCCAAATCATTCGCTGTAATGTAGTAAATCTGATTCTCGTCAAAATTACGTTGCAAGTTGAAGCGCAATTGTAATTTCTGAACTGTTGTATCAGTTGCATACATGTACATTTGATCAAATGAACTTTGCATCATCGGCATTGGATAGAACTTCGTTGGGTCGTTATCGTCTACATATCCCTCCAATGTACCATTGACATCAGTTGTAAAGTATGACATTTTTGTACAACCGAATTCTTTTAGCTCACGAGCGAACGCAAAAGAAGCATTTTGACTAAAGAAATCCATAACGTTTGAACGTAACCCATCTTGTACACGATACATATTTCCGCTAGGTGGCGTTTCAAATGATGTTTCAGATTTTTCACGAACGATGTTTTCAGCAAATGGCAGAGGGTATAAACGCTCTAACATAGGAGTTGACGCGCTGGTCAATGTTAGGATAGTCGCACCGACTGTTGCCGGATCCGAAATATCAATAAAATTCTTTGTGCCATCCTCTTTATAAGTAGGCATCAAAATGTAATTGTGCGTAGTGTAGAATTGGATCACACAGTTTCCTTGTCCTGTAGCCCCTAATCTTCCTCCGCATACACAAATATTTGACATATTTTTTAAGTTTTAAATGTTTAACAAATACAGCCATGTTTATAAACGTCAATAGCCCAAATGACCTCAACGCCTGACAAATCATCACTGATAATCTTTTTTGTTGATCCTTTATTTTCCACACTTACACCAAATCTAGCACGGTCGATTATCTCAAAATTTCCAGATAGGTTAATTGTTGGTGATTTTTTAACTGCCTCCTCGAATGCGACTGCTAAATTATACATCGGGTTAACCGCGTAATAATCGTGTGAGTCGTTAGTCCATTCAGGGGTATTAGCTTCATCCATCAAAAACAATCTACCAGACAACGAAACCTCAATAATTGAAGCTTTTTCTGTTGGCCTTGATTCTCTTAAACCTCTTAATAGCCATGAAAAAGGTGTCTTATCTCTTGTATCCGAACTTATTTCTAAGTACTCGTTATTTACAGAGATTGGTGAACCGTGTAAAAATAAAGGTTTTGGTACAATAATATATTCCCCATCAAAAGGAATACCGTTTTCATCAGGAAAAACAACAACATATTCATTATTTTGGATATAAGCTACTTTGTAGTCAATATTATTGTATACCAAAATAGAACCATTACGCAAAGTTAAAGTGCTGCACACGTAAATCTTAACCTGGTCATCTGGTAAAGATTCAAGGCTTTTCACCTTAATTTGGTAATTGATCCTATTCAGGAAAATATCTCTTATCAAATCAACTGCTACCATAACGGACTAATTGTTTCTAACCACATCGCGTTAAACTCAGGATAATCACCTGAATTATTTCTAATGTAGTGTTGAATTGCTTTCCCTTGGATCACGTTTTCATTGTAACCGTAATAATTGGCACTCGTAGAAATGTTGGTGTTTTCGTTACTTGAAGTCCCTTGCCCGGAAGTTGTATCAACTTTCTGTAATTCCTTCATGTATTCAGATCGAATAAACCCTTTTAACACCTCTTTAAGGCCGTTTGAAATGTAGACTCTTCTACCAACTTGAACCTGTAACGGGTTGTATAATGCTAGATACAGTGGATTAGTTGGCGGGTCACCATCAGCGATGATAAGCCCGGCCAACTCAATACCAAAAATCATATACAGGTACTTTTTCTCATAATCAGTTATGAATGTATCAAGCTTATTAAGCGAGAAAGAATTAAAAGGTATCTTGTTGTACCCTTCCTTAAAATCATTAACTGTTACAAAAACCCCCATTACAAATTAATTTAGTCCTTATCTACTTCAACAGATGTGCGCTTACCAGTCTTAGATGTTACTGCAACATCTTTAACAAGTTCCGCTTTCTTCTCTTTGATTAACTTGTCAGCTTGCAACTTATGTAACATAGTTGTTTTACCGCTCTTAGTTAATTTTACAACCTTATAATCAGATTCCTTGTGAAAGGTTGCTGTCCCGGATGTCTTTTTTTCTTCTTGTTTAATTGAAAACTTACTCATATTTACTTAAAATTAAGGTACTACCACTACTTCTAATGAAGTTTTAACAGCGTCAAGATCAATGTACATCCAGGCGTTCAAGTTCAAATCTGCAATCTGCAATATAGAGAATACCTCTCCAACTGCTGATTTCATGTTTTTAATGAACTGATCGTTGTAATATCCAAAACGCAAGATGAATGCAGAGTGCCATTCACGGTATACGGAAGAATCACCAATCAAAGCGTTACCTTCTTCGATAGAGTTTGATTGAATCAAACGCATACCATTGATAGTGTTGTTCTGCAAGAACGGAACCAATCGCCAGTTACCTTCAGTATCTTGTGTAAACATTGTAGCCACAACATCGGAAGGGTGCATAATTACCGTATCAGGGTTGAAATTCAAAGCACTGATTACAGATGCCGAAGCAATTGCAGCGATACCGTTATCAGGTTTAACCAATGTACCGTCCAATACCGAAGTAGTATAAGGGATTGCATTAGCAATGATCTGATCAACGATACCGTCATTCCAAGCACGAATAACCGTTTCCTCAAACAACTGAATAACCTCAGCAAATAAACGCTCATTATCCATTTCAAACTCTTCCGACCATTCAATGTGACCAGCATATTTAACACGCTCAGTCGTTGTGCGGTTAAATTGGAATTGTAACAAAGGCTTTAAACCTCCTTCAGCAACAACTGTTACAGCACCTTCAACAGGTGATTGCTCCAATTTAATGATTTGTTGAGGAACTTTTGATACCTGAGTGTTACGAATAACAGAAAGGATAAAGTTTTCAGGATAACGAATCTTAGCGATGTCATTATCTAACAGATAGTTCTCAACTTCCGGCAAAGGAACTGCCGTTCCAATAATTGTGTTAGTGTCCAAGTGTGCAGCAGCAGCACGGAAATTCAATTCAAACGGGTTGCCACTTCTAATCGCTTCAACAATTTTATCTTTGTTGTCTTCAATCATCTTACGAAGTTGGAACTTCTCGGTATCGTTCATCTTTGTGATAGAACGCTTCTCTATCTTATCCAGGTTTTCAGCAATCGTGCGAATTTGAGACGCGATAGTTTCAACGTTTCCTTTTTCGTCCGCTGGAATCTCTCCTAACGATTTACGTAATGCTTCCGTAAAAGACTCGGAATACTCTTCTTTCGCCTCTTCTCTTTCAGCAGAAAGGCGTTCGTCTAATGCTGTTGAAAAAGCATCAATGAACGCAATTTGTTTTACATCCAGTTCAGCACCTTGTTTTGATAGTGCTTCACGTAGATTAAACGGCTTTTTTTTCATGTTTAAAAAAATGTTGGTTTATTACTAATTGTTTCATCTTCAACTGAATCAGAGTGTTCGTCACGGCTCTCACTTGTATCTAATGTTTCAAGAAGCCTTTTCAATGAACGAACGTTTTCAGGTGTAAGTTCTTTTAGAATTTGGCTGTCTTGGTATCCTTTAAAACTTCTTAATTGTGCGTTCTCATCACTAGAGAATGTAACAACTGAAATTTCATATAGTTTTATTTCACGTAAAATGTATGCGTCCTGGGTTGCGTCATAGTCTACCTTGTCCCAAATGTAATTGAATCCGTAGGATAATTGACCTAATACTTTAGATCGAATGTTTATCAACGCTTCATCAGCATAAGATACACCCTCTGTAACTTCTGCCTCAAAGTAAAGACCATATTCATCTTCTTCAAGCCTTGTAATACGCGCAATTGGCTCAGATTGGCGATGTTGATTAAGTACAACTATCTTATTCTTTCCGGTTCCATTAACACCACGTGCATTAATAGAATTAAGTGTCGCGCCTTTTACAACGATCTCGTTATAATCGTTTTTAGACCCCCATACAATGGCATAACCTTTAATTAGCCTGTCCTGTAATTCAAGCTTTGCGCGCTCTCCGTCCAAAGGAATTGAAAGAGGCATTCCGTAGCTTTCGCGTTCTTTTTTAAACTGTTCTAATCTTTCCATTTGTCAAGTCTTTTACTTGTATCAACCCCTAAAAGTTGTAGTTTCTCAATATTTTCTAATTCTACTTTGTCAGCCGAAACTGAATCTAAACGGTTATCGTTTAACGCTTCTATGTTGTCAACAATTGGTCTAAATTCCCAATCCATAGGCATATAAAACACCTTTGTAAGTGTTTTTGCTATATCGTATGAATAAGGAATGATTGTATTCACATACAAATTCTTTTCAGCATCTTTCTTATTAGTAAATGTTGTGCTGTCTTCCTTTGGTAAAAGCTCTTTATCAACACCATAAGCCCCACCAATTACAATTGTGTCAGCGTAAGTTTCTTTGAATGGCTCTAAGTCTTTAATCTTGCCTAATGTGTCAATAAACCCTAACTTGAAACGTGAAATACCTGTGAAATTACGGTCACCTGTTATGCCTTCACGGCTTTGAATGTCGTCTAATACCTCTTGGCGTGTTACCGGGTTTATCTGCTCTTCAAGGTTGTTATTGTTATTCGTGTCTTTGTATACAATACCTGCAACACCGTTCTTTTCATATACGTTGTATCTGGCAGAATAAACAGCCAAAAGATTATTAATGTTTCTTTCTACTGATTCCAAAGGCGAAATAGGATTCAATGATGAATCTAAACGGCTTATAGTATTGAAATTAACCTCAG